CGAAGTTGTTCTGGGATGCTTCACAAGAAAATTTAGCAATAGGAGCATCATCAACACCTTCTGACGCTAAACTTTTGTTGGCTGATGTTCAAGGGTCAACCCAGAGTCTTATGTTTTCAGGTTTTGGCACTGATAAAGACGCAGCCATTAGCCACAATAATGGTGATATTTTCTTTTCTAATGGAGGAAATAACACCACCGTAGCTGCTTTAACAGAACGTATGCGTATCACCTCAGCGGGCTCCGTCGGGATTGGCACGTCGAGTCCCGGCTACAAACTACAATTAAACAGCGTAGGCGATAACGATGGACTTTTAATAAAGTCTGGTAGCGCTTCTTACATTAATTATCTTTTATTCGGGGATAGTGGAAGCAACACAGTAGGGCGTCTTGGTTATAACCATGCAAACAATAGCATGACGTTTTTTACGGGTGACTCAGAGCGTATGCGTATCGACTCCAGCGGCAACGTCGGAATTGGTACGACGAGTCCTGCAAGTGCCCTTGAGCTTGAAGGCGTAGGTAATGCTACTAACATAACGTTAGATAACACTACTGCTACTACGGGGCGTTCATACTCCATACGGTCTGGAAATACAGGCAACTTAGATTTCTACGACAATGATGCTACTAATGCAAGAGTTACGATAGACTCCAGCGGCCGAGTCGGGATTGGCACGTCGAGTCCTAGCAAAAAACTTACAGTTCAAAGCTCTAGTAGCGGAGATGGTATTTACTTACCTAACACAAACAACGCATATCCTACGGCAAGTACAGGTTATACAGATATTAGAGGCACATTTTACGATTATTTAACTACTGGACAAAACGGCGGCGAATCTATTATCAGGCTTGGGTCAGAAAACGCTAATTCTTCACTACGCACCAGCTATATCTCGTTTCAGACAAGCTCTGGAGGGACAGGCACAAGCACCGAACGCCTCCGTATCGACTCCAGCGGCAACTTGCTGGTGGGGAAAACGTCAGCGGATTACACAACTGCGGGCGTTGTGGCTGAAGGTGACGGTACTATCTCCGCTGTTAAGGCAGGGACGACGGGCGTGTTTAATCGCCTAACCTCTGACGGCGATATCTTGCAGTTCCGCAAAGACGGCACCACAGTCGGGAGTGTATCTGTAACTGCTTCTGCCACAGCCTATAACACCTCTTCAGACCAACGCCTCAAGGACAACATCGTAGACGCACCTTCTGCTTCTGATGACATCGACGCTATCCAAGTACGGTCGTTTGACTGGAAGGCTGATGGGTCACACCAGAAGTACGGCATGGTGGCGCAGGAGCTTGTCACTGTTGCACCAAACGCAGTAAGTCAACCAGAAGACCCCGAAGAAATGATGGGCGTGGACTACAGCAAATTAGTCCCTATGCTCGTCAAAGAAGTTCAACAATTACGTGCCAGAGTCGCACAACTAGAAGGAGTCAACTAATGGCAACAACATGGACAATCTCAACGCTTGAAAGGGAACTAAGTGATGGCGGCGTGATCGTCGCACACTGGCGGGCAACGGACGTTGACGGAGACTACTCTGCATCAAGCTACGGCACCTGCGGATTTACCTACGATCCATCAAGCCCTGACTTCACGCCATATGACCAGCTTACGCAGGATCAGGTGTTGGGATGGTGCTGGAACGATGGTGTGGACAAGGATGCAACGGAAGCTTCGCTTGCAGCCAACATCAACGACCAGAAGAACCCAACCACGGCTGATGGCGTGCCTTGGTAATTTTTAACTTAGGTATTTAAAAGTGGAAACCGCGTTTGTACAGCAACTGGTCAATCGATTAGACAAGCTCGATGAAAAGCTTGACGTACTTGTTGCCACTATGGCGCGTTACGACGAGCGTTTAACGGCTGGCAATAGCAAGTTTGAACGTCATGAATTTAGACTCGATCACATCGAAGGAAGAGTGAACGGGCTAGAAAACGGGCTCAGTCAACTGGGCGGGAAAAATATCATTTGGGAGCGAGCTGCGTGGATAGTGTTTAGCGCGGCAGTGGCATTGTTGGTGAAGTATGGACAATGACAGAAATCAGCGACGAGAGCGTCATCTCAATCCCTTTAAGAAATTTGATTGCTATGGGAGCAGGGCTCGTCATGGCAACGACCGCATACGTAACGATCACGACCAGGCTAACTCAGCTAGAGCATGCACAGCAGATGCAATCTGTCGAGGTGGCCCGCAACACTGACTTCACAGTCACTTGGCCCAAAGAGGGTCTACTCCAGGCAGACGTTGAACAGTTTGCCCGACTCGACACCATCGAAACCGATCTCGAAGAGATCCGGCTTATACGAAACGAAATAAACGAAATCAAGATAACGCTTGGCATTAGCGATAACAGATCGTCTGTTACCGAAAGCAAGGTGCAAGAGTTATTTAATTTGTGGAATGCCAAATTGGCAAAAAAGGATTAGGAGCGAGCAAATGGACAATGTTGTGATTGATGGCAACGAGATCAAAGTCGAAGACCTGAACGATGAAGCAAAAGTTTATGTGCAGAGGGTTATCGAGCTGCGCAACGAGCTTGGTCGTTTAGACCTCCAAAGGCAGGAGCTTCACGTTTTGATCAATGCCTACGCGAACAGCATTAAAGAAAGTGCGCAATCGGCTGAAGAAGAAGAGCCGAAGATTGAACTGGTGAATTGATGGCGATACTCGGCGAGCTGATCGGGCCAGCGACAAAGCTGCTCGACAAGTTCATCCCCGATGCAAGCGAGAAGCAGCGCATCGCTTTTGAGCTATCGACGCTCGCCGAACGGCACGCGCAAGAGCAGGCGCTTGCTCAGATAGAACTGAACAAGCAAGAGGCGCAAGGCAATTGGTTTCAATCGTCATGGCGCCCGGCCATCGGCCATGTGTGTTGGATAGGGCTTGCATACAACGTGATTGTGCAGCCCTTGATCAGCATCTGGGTCGAGACGCCGCCAGTGAACAGCGATCTTCTCTATCCGGTGATGCTCGGGATGTTAGGCATGAGCGGCATTCGAGGATATGAAAAAGTGAAGGGAGTGGCGAAGTGAAGTATTTCCATCCCGACGAGTTTCGATGCCAGCACTGCGGTAGCGAGGGCATCAAGTCTTCGTTCACAGAAAAACTCGACACAATTCGAGAGGAGTGCGGGTTCCCCTTCTTAATCAGTAGCGGTTATCGATGCCCGGAACACCCGATCGAAGCTAAGAAAGAAAAGCCCGGCGCACACTCAACCGGGCATGCGGCAGACATCGCGGTCACCGGCGAGCAGGCGATTCGAGTCTTGGAGGTCGCGATCAAGCACGGCATAAAAAGGATCGGGGTAAATCAAAAGGGGAGCGGTCGATTTATCCATTTAGACGCTGCGCCGGAGCTACCGGCGCCAGCGATATGGAGCTATTGAGATGGCGTTAGTCGCATTAGCTATCCCGCCAGGCGTCGTTAAAAACGGCACAAACTTTCAGCAAGCCGGCGCCTGGAACGACGCCAACCTCGTCCGCTGGTACGAGGGCAGCATGCAGCCAATGGGCGGCTGGCGAACGCGCACATCAAGCGCGATGACTGGCTCATGCCGATCGATCATTACTTATCGAGATAACAGCGGCAACCGAAGAACGGCGGCCGGCACGCATTCAAAACTTTATGTTGTAGACGAGAACAACACGCTTTACGACATCACACCTGCGGGTTTCACAGCAGGCAGTTCAGACGCTGTCCAAAACCTGGGATACGGCGCGCTCGCCTGGAGCGGTAATGAGTGGGGCACGCCAAGACCTGATAGCGGGACTTACACGCCCGCTACAACCTGGTCGCTCGACACCTGGGGCGAATATCTCGTCGGCTGCTCAACGTCGGACGGCAAGATTTACGAGTGGCAGAACAACACGGCTACCGCAGCCGCACTACTGTCTAACGCCCCGACCAGTAACACGGCAATCATTTCAACCGACGAGCGATTCATCTTCGCGCTTGGCGCGGGAGGCGAAGGCAACCGCGTTGAGTGGTGCGACCAAGAAGACAACACAACCTGGACCGCTGCAGCAACTAACCAGGCTGGCGGTTTCACGCTCGCAACCGGCGGCAACATTATTACAGCGCAATCGATGCGAGGCGAAACTCTGATCTTGACGACCGTTGATGCGCACGTTGCTCGCTACAGCGGGCCTCCGTTTGTTTATTCATTTAGCCGAGTCGGGAGCGGGTGCGGCATTGCAAGCGCCAACTCATGCATACGAGCAAACAACTTCGCAGTGTGGATGGGACAAAACGCATTTCACATCTACGACGGCGGCGTCCGCACGTTGCCGAGCGCGGTCGGTGACTACGTTTTTACAGACATCAATGACGCTCAGCGATCGAAGGTTTACGGCGTTTTAAATTCTAAATTCAGCGAGTGCTGGTGGTTCTACCCTTCGCAAGAGTCTCAGGAAAACGACAAGTATGTCGTTTGGAACTATCGAGACAACTATTGGACGATCGGCAACCTGGCGAGGACAGCGGCCGCTGATATCGGCGAGTTTGTTTACCCGAACTACGTTTCTTCAGACGGCTACATCTACGAGCACGAGGTCGGCTTTTCTTACGACAACGCAACGATCTTTGCCGAGAGCGGCCCTATCGAAATTGGCCAAGGCGATCGCATGATGGTTGCTCGATCGCTGATACCAGATGAGCAAACTCAGGGCGATGTGACGGCAACGTTCAAGACGCGGTTCTACCCGAACGGCACAGAAAGCTCGCACGGACCCTACACGATGGCAAATCCGACAAGCGTTCGATTTCAGGGGCGCCAGGTCAGCATGCGCGTAACGGGTAGCGTTGCGACGGATTGGCGCGTCGGCACGATGCGTCTTGACGTTGTGCCGGGGAGCGCGAGATGAGGCTGCCTAACGCAACAGAAAAATACGACTCGACAACGATCAACCAAATGAATTTGCTGATTGAGCAAGCTGATGAGCTTAACCACAAAAAGAATCAAGACGTTGAAGTCGGTGCAGCGAGGTTAATTCTTAAATCGCCCAACGGCACTCGCTATTCGATAACAGTCGATAACGCCGGCACGCTGGGAGCGACAGCAATATGAACAAGCAACTTTCTTTGAAAGCGCCAAGCGCAATCGAGGCGATGATGCTTTATCGACCGATGCTCGAAGCTGCTCTCGATTTTAGCGGGGGCACGCATTTGTTTGA